TTTCCGTAGCATTAGCTGATTTCTTGTGAGTTCCTTATAGCCATTTTCGAAATCACCTCTTGCACTGTTCCATGCAGCTATCCAGTTTCGGACATTATCTAGATTAGCTGTATCCGCTGTAATAGCCATACGTGGCATAGATAGGCGTGGATGTTTGATGCTATATATCCAGCCTAGTATGTCTAATAGTGCTTCCATGTTAAGTTCACATGTTGCTATACTAGGGCGCGCGTAGGTATTCCATTCTACTAGATCACTGCTATGAAGAAGTGCTAAGAAATATAGCTTTGTTTCTACTTCATCCATTTGGCGGGATACCCACCGACCTAATACCTTAGGTGCAGTTAGCTCACCATAGGATAGATGGAATATAGGATGCCGTAGCTGTCCTTCATCGAAGCTGTATTGGAAGTGCTCTATTTTAAATTGTATCCCACTGTGGGAACATATAGCGGTAGCCATATCTTTAATCCTACCTTTCCTCTGCTGTATATAACGGGCTATAATATCACCCACATAATAGCCATAGCCCTAAGAGGTAGCTATAGCTATTATATATGAGATACTAAGTTGCAGGCGCAGCTAGCTTCCGTGCAGTCCTGCTATTCTCTGCATATCTCTTGTATCTTTATAGCTACATAGCGATACTACAGAAAATCCTAACCTGCGACCTAGTTCCTGCATATGCGTGAATGCTTTATTATAGTCGTTATGGATATCTACTGTTACACCGTGTGCTTTTACATGGTGTAGCTTTCCATCTGCATCTGGATATAGTATGTGTGTCATAGTATGTTAGTTCCTTTCCTGTAGAAGTTTAGTTAGGTACTGTGTTTGGTGTGTACGTTCAGCAGCAACAGCAACAGCAGCAGCAGCAGCAGCATCAGCAGCAGTAGCATCAGCATCAGCATAAGCAGTAGCAGCAGTAGCATAAGCAGTAGCAGCAGCATCATAAGCAGCAGCATAAGCAGCATAAGCAGCAGCATCAGCAGCAGCAGCAGCAGCAGCAGCAGCAGCAGTAGCAGTAGCATAATAAGCAGCATAAGCATCATAAGTAGCAGCAGCATCAGCAGCATCAGCATAAGCATCATAAGTAGCAACAACAGCAGCAGCATCAGCATAAGCAGCAGCATAAGCATCAGCATAAGCATCAGCAGCAACAACAGCAGCAGCATCAGCATAAGCATCAGCATAAGCAGCAGCAGCAGCAGCAGCAGCATCAGCAGCAGTAACAGCAGCAGCAGCATAAGCAGCAGCAGCAGCATCAGCAGCCTTAGCAGCAGCACTAGCATCAGCATAAGCAGCAGCACTAGCATAAGCAGCAGCATTAGCATAAGCAGCCTTAGCAGCAGCAGCATAAGCATAAGCAGTAGCAGCAGCTCTATCTCTGCAATCTACTACAAATAACATCCATACATCTTTATGTTTGAACCATTCAGTTCTCATGCACCAGATAGTATCTTTTATGCCATTACTATCTAATATAGCTTGATAGCTTACTGGTTCATCATCTGCTGTGGTTTTACCTAAAGATGCTAATAAGTTTGTGTAACCACTTTTGTAGGGGCTAAAGCTACGTATTTTATTGAGTGTGGTATAAATCATTTGTGTTAGTTCCTTTCTCTGTATGATAATATGATAATTGCGCTGTGATAACGGGATGAATTCACATTCTATATTAGAACATAAATTCATCCCGCTGTCAATACCCGATTTTATTCACTGTAGGTATTGCTACAGCTGCTATATGTATCATTATACATAACTCTAGCAGCTGTAGCAGCTATGGTGCGTTCCGACATGCTAAGAGAGACCATATCCTCACGGATATATTCATCCCATATATCAGCTTGCTCTTGTGCTAGACATAATATATCTATTAGCTCTATTGTGGAGGTGTGAGATGCTACTGTATTTAGTGTAGTTGTATCTGCATAATTCATAACTTTGTCCTACCTTTCGTATATAGTTATATTAGTGGTGCTGGCGATGTAACATTGCATAGCTACCTAAGGGATACTACGATACAACCTTGCTACAGTAGCAAGTGGTATCTTGCTATTATATTGCTGTACCCATAACTGTACTACAGTTAGCTGTAAGCCTTCATATTTTACATAGCTAATTGCATAACGTAGTGATATCTCTTTACAATAGTGTATGAATTTATCTCTCATATTAGTTTTCCTATTATACTTGCTTAGTTGCAACTACATACACAGGCTTTGCGTAGCAGTTTGGGAACTGTTCTAGATACTTATCTCGTGCTGCATTACTATTGCATGTAGCAACTAATACGCTACGTCCCGCCTGTTCATACTTCGCATATATTTTATAATATGCGATATATAGTTGTGTGATAATCATAGCTTTGTCCTACCTTTCCTGTATGTGTGATGCAATGATGTTACGGATTATGATGCAATGATGCAATGATGCAATGATGCAATGATGCAATGATGCAATGATACTATCTTACTAGTTATAACTTTTCCCTTCTGTCCCTCTCATTTCCCTATATCCGCATTTCCCTTATTTCCCTAAAACCCTATAACCGCATTACCATATCCCATATTTACCCTTCCATATGACGATTCCATAGTTACCATCTACCTATATATCGCCATAGATGCTATCATACCTATATATATAAGTCAGTACTGGAATATGGTGTGTTTTGTCTTAACGTCCTATATATACTCCCTTCAAAATATAGAAATAAATATAATTAATTATAACTTTCTTACTCCCTATATATACCTACAGCATACATGCTATATAGCATGGTAGATGGTAACTATGTAATCGTCATATACACTCCCATTATGCCCATATGGTAACGCGGTTATAGGGTAATGCGGATATAGGGATATAGGGATATAGGAGGGACAGCTACAATATGTTATAACTAATATGTATTGCATTCTCATATCTACTGTTCTTTTCGCTGTAATGGTACAAGATTGTACCTCATAACATCCATAACATAACCTCATGATATAGATGTTATAAGTTATAATCTAGAGCTATTCCGTGCTGCTATGATGCTATGCTGCTATGCTGCTATGATGCTATGATGCTATGTACCTTAAAACCCTAGGCTATCCGTAAGCTCAATCTGTTCGGGTGCGGGCATATTTAGCTTTTCATGTAACCTAACTGCGAAACTATCTTCACTATCAGCTTCACTCACTACACGTAATGCCCAATTTAATGCGTCATGTACGCGCTTATCAAATACCACGGGATTACGACTTGCTAGCTTTGCCAGATTCCCCGCTATCTGATTCGCTGTCTGTTCGCACTTCTTAACATCTGCATCCGTGCACTCTTCTGGAATACTAAGTCTCTGTGCTATTGCTACTAGCAAATAATCCCGTGCACCGCTGGTATTAAACCAATTTGTAATACGCTCTTCACTTAGTTGGCCTATACCGCTGCTCTCATTTATACTAAATGCTACTTCTGCTAATTTTCCTATAGCTAGCTCACTATATTGAAACACTCCCTTACATCCACTTGATACTGCAACTCTCCGTACTGCTTCATTTTCCAATGCCTGCATAGCTCCGTTAAGATACTGCACTATTGCTGGATATGCCTGCAATGCTACCATGCTGTAATTCACCGCTGGTATTTCTACTGCCACCGAACTGGCCAGCTTACTGTTTTTCCCTTTCCGTATATGCTTACTCCAGCGATTAGCTGCATCTATCGCCGCTGTTCCGCTATTGGCCATTAGTATGAATCTAGCGCTTACTAGAGGTGTAGCCAGCGTGCTAGTTGAGTGTTGTGCTGTTACTGTATGCACTGCATCATTGAGTGTAGCTGCAACATAGTTTCCTGTAGCGGTAGCGATTGTCATGGTATTGTGTCTCCAAAGTATAGGCGCAAGGCGCGCACCTATATACTAGCAACAACTATGCCAGCAACAACAAAATATATTCCCCAATAGAATCAATAACTTAGCATTGGCACAATTTATAAGTTATCCACAATTCAACTGTTTATGCACCGATATAGTGCTGCTTGCGTAAATCACTGATTTTAAGCAACAATTTGGCACCACACTAGTTGCAACTAACAAAAAATAGCACAATATAGGTGCACTACCAGGAACCAGCAGTATATAACCATATGGTCAGGCACTACCAGGCACTACCAGGCACTACCAGGCACTAGCCAACTAAGCAATAATCATGCCAACTAGAGCTAAGCAATAATCATGCCAACTAGTAACCACAATGCGAAGAGGGGTATAGACCCTTTTTGCATCGCGCACTAGGCTAGTACCTTAAGCAACCCACCAAAATTACTAAACTATTTTAGCAAAATTACTAAACTATTTTAGCAAATATAGGCAAATATAGGCAAATATAGGCACCACACTAGTTGCAACCACACTAGTTGCAACCACACTAGTTGCAACCACATAATAGTAGTTACCAGGTACTGGTGGTAGTTGCATCCCCCTATGCTACCCAGCTATGCTATGCTATAATAGGTTATATTATAGATTTAGCGGAGATTTCACCCATGCCTACCACCACCCTAGATGCAGAAGCTACAACTTATGAGGGAACCGCAGCCAGAATACTGGAAATGCTAGGTAATGGCCTTTCCCCCACAGTAGTATCCTCCGCATTAGGTGTATCTGAATCCTATATATCACAACTACTGGGCGAAGAGGCCTTTTCCTATCAAGTAACCTCATTACGATACCAAAACCTTCAAGCTGCTACTACTCGCGACCGCAGATATGACACTATGGAAGACACATTACTAGCGAAACTAGAGGACTGTGCTAGTATGATGTATAAACCGATGGAGATAGTACGAGCCCTTACCGCTATAAATCAAGCAAAACGGCGTGGAGCTGATACACCCGCTAACACCGTGGTACATAATACCATTGTACAGCTTACATTACCAACTGTTATAGCGTCCCGCTTCATAACTAACGCACATAATCAAGTTGTAGCTGCTGGAGAGCAGGAATTAGTTACAATTGCCTCCAGTAACCTCGCCAGTAAACTATTAGGTGCTCGTAATAGCCAGCAAATAGGAGAATTATATGACCCCGCACACACAAGTCTCACCATCTCCGCAGTTACTTAAGCAAATAGAAACCACAACTGACCGTGAAGCTAAACTAGAGGTGACTCGTCGCCTTCTAGCAGCTGATCGCGCTCGTGCTACTGCCACACTGCTGCAACTATCATATAATCTCAGCCGTTCTACTAGTACTATTAAGATATCCTAACCTTCCTAACCCTCCTAACCTACTGATACCAGTTATGCCATCATCACCGTATGAAAATACTTATACACTTGAACACAGTCTGGAGCATAGCTTAGGGATACTAGCATCTCAGGTTGATGGCTCTGCACCGCCAGAAGAAGAATCACAAACCAACGCTAGTTACCAACAGGATCAAGTACATGAGCTAGCTAAGGGTGATTTGAACTTTCTGGCAGCCTTGGCCGCGCCCACATTATTTAAGTTCTTCTTTCCAGCAGTATTTATCAGTGCTTGGACATGGCTATTAAGTTATGTGCATAAACCACGCGACTTTTCCAAGCTAGCTTTAGGACTACCACGCGGCTTCGGTAAAACAACATTTGTTAAATTCTTCATTATATATTGCATCCTATTTACTAAGAAACGTTATATCCTTGTAATTAGTGCCACAGAAAAGCACGCAATTAACATAATTACCGACGTATGTACCATGCTAGCATCCTCTAATATAATTGCTGTATTTGGGGATTATCGCCTAGGTAGTGTCAGTGATACACAAGCATTTAAGGTATTTGGCTTCCGTAGTCGCACTATTATGCTAGAGGCAACTGGTAAGTGCGGAGCAATTCGCGGTACCAATCGCGACAACGAACGTCCAGATGTTATGATATTTGAAGATATTCAAACTCGGGAGGAAGCAGACAGTGAGGCAGTATCACGTAGTATAGAACAGTGGATGCTAGGGACTGCGATGAAAGCTAAATCACCTGCAGGCTGTCTATATCTATTCGTAGCTAATATGTATCCCACCCGCTTTAGTATCCTACGTAAACTTAAAACTAACCCCTCGTGGACTAAGTTTATAGTAGGTGGTATCTTAAGTGATGGTACATCCCTATGGGAAGATTTGCAACCTATAAAGCAACTATTAGAAGAGTTCCAAAGTGACTTAGATTCCGGTCACCCTGAGATATTCTATAGCGAAGTACTAAATGATGAAAACGCTAATGCTAATAGTAACATTGATCTGGACAAGTTACCTCCATATCCATTTGATCCATTGGAAGTAAGCCTCGGGGATTATATAATAATAGATCCCTCAAATGATAGAGCTAATTCCGACTATGTTTCCATTGGCCATTTCCGCCTACTTAGTACCCGCAGTGGTGATATCAAGCCAGTACTTATGCACTTATGTGAAGAGCGGCTAACTCCAGGTGATACAATCCGTAAGGCTTATGAATTCGCCTTCTTATATGATGTATCTCTCATCGCGGTGGAAGCTAATGCGTATCAATATAGCTTATTATATTGGTTCAATTTCATAGGGCAACAAATAGAAGCTGTTGGAATCGAGTGTGTTCCTATCTATTCTGGTTCCCTATCCAAGGCAACTCGTATCCTTACTATGTTTAAGGAATACCTAAAGGGTGAAATCTATGTACATCCTGACATTAAGGTACAAGTACATTATCAGATATCACAGTATAAGGCTAATCGCCGTGATAACGTAGATGGAATTCTAGACCTTCTTACTTATGCAGGCCGCGTACACGATGAATTCGGCCCATATATAGCTATGAATGCGGAGATAGGACGGCAGGATCAAGGTAGTGCAAGGGTTCTACCCGCTACTGAAAATTGTAGCTGTTAAAAATTAACTTATTATAAGGAATATATATTATGGCTGATCTTGCCAGTAGTATTAAAGATGCAATAGCTACTATGGATCCTGAAGCAGTAGCTACAGTGCTAAATCATCCAGATGCCTCGCACCCCGCGGTACGAGATGGAGTAAATAATATGCTAAATACACTAAATAAGTTATCTAATAATTCCTTACCTAAACAGGATGTACTTAGTGACCAAGCTGGAGCTAAAGCAGCTGGAGTAGATACTATAGCACACCCAGATAATTCCAGTAGTGGAAATAGCCCTACTACTAGCGATACCAGTGAAGAACTAGCTAAATTACAGGCTATACAAGATTTAGCTACTGAGGCATCTACACCTAAAGCTACCTCAGCACCTCACAGCTTAAACGAAGGTAATCCATTTACTGATATGTTAATGTCCTTAGTACCATCCGCTATGAAAGCTGGTGGAGCTGTAGTAATAGTACATCATCCAACCAAGCACTAATACAATCTAGGAACCTACCCAAATGGCTACTCCAAACACACCGATGTATATACCTAAAACTGCTCAGGAAGGTATTATACAATTCCATAAGAGCTGTTTCCAACTACAACTCCAGAACTGGAATCTACGGGAGAATCTTCAAAACATAGATCGTATCTATGCCCGCGAACAAGACTGGACTACAGCTAATCGCAGAGCCATTATAGCTAACCGCTATGGCGACAGCGACAAACTTCAAAACATAACTGTCCCAGTAGTTATGCCTCAAGTGGAAGCAGCTGTAGCAGCTCAGTCAGCTATCTTTCTTACTGGTTATCCTATCTTCGAAAGTGTAGCTCATGCTGATTTCGAGGATGAAGCACTTCAAATGAATACTATTATAGAGGATCAATCTATTAAAGGTGGTTGGGTACGCCAACTCCAGATGTTCATACGTGATGGATTTAAATATAACCTATCCGCAATCGAAGTATCCTGGGATAGTATTACTACCGCAGCTCTTGAAACAGATCTTAATTATAGCGCTAGCGAAGCTAAGCCTAAGGCAGTTCAGTGGGAAGGTAATACCCTCAAACGCCTCGATCCATATAACACCATTATAGATACTCGCTGTGAACCTACACTAATTCCAGCCCAAGGCGAATTCGCAGGTTATACAGAACTTGTATCTCGTACAGCTCTAAAATCATTTATTAATAAGCTACCTAATAAGATCATTGAGAATCTAGTAGCTGCTTATGAGTCCGGAATAGGAGGGCCCGGTAACACTGCGCCGGAGACCTATTTCCAACCTATGGTTAATCCATTAGCGTTATTAAATCGTAATATTAAAGCATCTACTGACTGGATGGCTTGGGCATCGCTGGTACAAACCAATCCAACCATTGCTTATAAGAACTTATATGAACTCACTACCTTATATGGCCGTATCATTCCAAGCGATTTCGGCCTTAAGGTTCCAGCTGCTAATACTCCACAAGTATGGAAATTTATTCTAGTAAATAATCAGGTACTAATATATGCTGAACGCCAAACTAATGCCCATAATCTTATACCAATATTATTCGGTGTGCCTTATGAAGACGGTCTTAAATATCAGACTAAGTCACTGGCTAATAACGCCGCACCGTTCCAGCAAGTATCTAGTACACTACTGAATCAAAGTATAGCAGCTAGTCGCAGGGCTATCTGGGATAGAACACTGTACGATCCTAGCCGTGTACGTGAAGCAGATATTAATAACCCTAACCCAGCCAGCAAGATACCTGTGCGTCCAGCTGCTTATGGTAAAAATGTATCTGATGCAGTACATCAATTCCCTTTCCGCGATGACCAAAGTGGTGAGATCTTTAGTAAGCTCCAGCAACTTGGCCAGATGACTGATGAAATTACAGGCCGTAATCGCGCCCAACGTGGTATGTTTACAAAGGGTAATCGTACTAAGGAAGAATACGATAGCATCATGCAGAATGCTGATGGCCGCGACATGTTAACTGCAGCACTGCTGGAAGCCCAAATATTCACTCCTATGAAGGAGATGATAAAAATTAATATTCTACAGTACCAAGGTGGTACTACTTTATATAGCGGCCCACAACAGACACCAGTTATAATTGATCCAGTAGCACTACGTACAGCTGTACTTAATTTTAAGATGGGCGATGGACTGCAACCTACATCTAAAGAGATAGATGGAGATACTATGCAGGTTGCAATGCAGACATTAGGATCTAATCCTACTATAGGAGCTGGATTTAACTTACCTCCTATGTTTAGCTATCTTATGAAAACACAAGGAGCTGATCTTAAACCCTTTGAGAAGAGTCCTCAGCAGCAAGCTTATGAACAAGCGATGAATAGTTGGCAACAAGGTATGCAACAGATAGCAGAAGCCGCAATGAAACTAGGGCAACCTATGCCAGCGAATTTTCCTCCTGCTCCGCAACCGCAACAATTTGGCTACACCCCAGGAAGTACAGCGCAGACACAACAGGCAGCACCAGCGCAGCAACCTACTATTATGCAGCAGATATTAGCAAGTTCACAGGCACCAGCAGCACCAACAGCACCAACAGCACCAGCAGCACCCAACCAACCAGCAGCACCAACCAAATAGGAGCATAAAATGGCAACTTTAAAAGTAAACAGTTTCGCAAGTTGGGAACTAACACGTAGTGAGGAAGAGAGCGGTAGTATCCTTAATAGCACCCAAAAAATGGTATTACAGAATAAACTTGCTGATATAGCCGCAGCCAAACTAACATTAAAATATGATTCCACAGCCTCAACTGTATTCATGCAGCAGGAAGCAGAACTAGTTGGCCAGATGGGTATTATCCAGTGGCTGCTAGATACTAGTGAACAGGTGGAAGCTGATCTACGGGCTCGCCTAACGGGGCAACTTAGTACGGAAGACCGGGCAACTTTTGAGGCAGCCTTAGTTGCAGGTAATCAGGGTATTCCAACCGATCAAATCTTTACTTCATAATATAACCCAGTCATAACCACCCTAACCTAAAAAGGAATCATATATCATGTCATCCGTATTCGATTTGTTTCGCCAAGCTCCAGCTGCTACCGCTGCTACCGCTGCTCCAGCGTCATCCGCATCAGCTAACGCTACCGTGCCTAATGCAACTAACACTCCGGTACCTGCTGATCCTAATGCATCTACAGTAGCAGCTGCTAGTGCAAATCCTAATGCATCCCCACTGGACGTATATAAGGACTTATGGAAAAATGATCCTAATGCAACAGCAGACAAACCTTTTAGCTTTAATAGTGATCCTGCGAAGTTACTAGATAGTGCAAAGACAGTAGACTTCACTAAGGTAATTACTCCTGAACTACAAGCAAAGATTAACGCAGGCGGTGCTGGAGCAATGGAAGCATCAATGCAAGCAATGAATAGTATGGTACAGAATGTATTTGCACAATCTGCTCACGCATCAGCTAAGATAACAGAAAGTGCATTACAGGCTCAAGAAGATAGATTCAAAGCAATGCTACCACAGCTTATTAAACAACACTCCGTAACAGATAACCTCCGTACTTCCAATCCTCTGATGGCTGATCCTGCAATGGCACCGATGGTACAAGCCTTGCAGCAACAGTTCACTCGCCAATACCCAGCAGCTACAGCCGCCGAAATACAATCCCACGTAAGTACATTCCTAGACGGAGCAGCTGACCGCATTACTGGATTACGTCCTGCACCTAAAGATACTACAAGGCGCGCGCATCAAGAGGATTGGAGCAATTTCTTTCCAACTTAAGTAACATATTTATAACGTAACATCTTATAGGAGCATCATAACATGAATCCAAGCCGTCCTCTGCGTATTATGGTAGGTGACAATAGTGGTATTCCTCGCCCAGCTTATGGTGGCGATGGTATCTTCGATCAACTAAAAGCTAGTGCATTAACTACAGCTGGAGCTGGTACTATTCTTGCAGCTCTTATAACTGGTGGACTCCTTATCCGTACTGGCCCAACTGGTGCATATAACGATACACTGGATAGCGCAGCTGATTTCCTTACTGCATTTCCAGGGTTGCAGGTAGGTGATACAATCGACTTCTACCATGCAAATCAGGTAGCATATGTCGGTACTATCGTCGCTGGAGCTGGTATGACAGCTAATACCGCTGCGGGTAATAACACAATTCCAGCAAATGCATCTCGTCGTATTCACATTGAGTGCACTAATAACACCGTGGTTGGTGCAGCCTTTGGGTATTATGTAATTTAAGGTAGGGTAGGTAGTATCTTTTTCTTTGTAGTATCGTAGTATCTTTTAATTTTATAGGGGCAATAACATGAGCGTCGGAGTATTCAATACCAGCGTGCTTACACAGGATCTAGCTCGGAAGTCATTCGCAGGGATGATTACTCGCTTGATGCCTAATGGTACAGCACCTTTGTTCGG